GTGTCAATTGGAAAAGTGGCTAAGTGCCATATCGCGATGGGCGCATGGATCGTCATTCGTAAAAAAGCCCGGGCGTGTCCAGGCCGGGGTTTTATTCCGTGGGCTTCGGGCGGCCAGCCTAGGCACCACATCACTTCGCTATTGCTCAACGTTCCTGGGCTATTCAATCATCACCTCCCTCATCTCCTGGAAATAGGAGTGCGAAAAGGCAGTCTTTGTATTTGCCACCCTGGTAGTCGGTTGATTTGTCGATCTCACCGCGATGAGGCTTGCGCTGCAGGATGGCAAGGTGTGGACAGGATGTGGACATGCGGAAACAACAAAGCCTCCACATTTCTGTGGAGGCTTTGTTTTGTATGGTGCCGGCACCAGGAGTCGAACCCGGGACCTACTGATTACAAGGAACCTGAGCGTTGCTTATTAATCAGTAGGTTACGCCGTACCTTGTTACGTGGATGCATCGCTGTATACACCGTTCTGTCGGGGGGCTGAATAGCTTGTTACGTGGGATTAATCGGCCGATGGCTTCACGCGCGGAACGCTGAGGTCGTACACGTCCATCATCGATTCGTCACGGTGGCCGCTGGCCTCCTGTTTGTCGGCGCGATTGCCTGGGGTGTCGGTGATCCCTCGGCGCTTCAGGTCGTGAAGTCCAAAACGTTGCTCAGTGGTGAGAAGTCCAGCTTCCACAGCCGTGGTGATAAACCGCTGCCAGGCAGTGTCGAGGCTGGATTTTTTCAGGTGCCCGCCGTGTGCAGCGACGATCAGTGGCCGGCGAGCAGGATCTTTCGAAACAGGCATTGATCGTTTGAGCCAAACCTCTGCTCGATATGCCTTCGCTGCATCCCAAGCGCTGCGCAGCCGTGGCGACCAGCAAACGACGTTGTCACGGCTACCTTTCCGCCGGTTGGTCAGAACTCCGTCTTCCAGAGCATTCGCGTCGGTGAGGGTCACTGTCTCGATGCCGCGTAACCGGCACAAATAGCCAATCTCCATCACAAACCAGAGATACGAGGGGCAGGCGCCTGCTTGTCCGCGCTTGAGCTGGCCACGCTCGCGAGCACGCTCAATCAGGGAGTTCATTATATGTGGGGCAGGCAGGCGACGTTGTTTTCGCTCTTTTGGCGCCTCAATGCCGAGTGCAGGATTTTGATCCAGGAACCCACGGTTGCGCCCCCATTGCAGCGCACGCCGTAGGTAGCGAAGTGCGTGGGCGGCCTTGGATGGCGTCCCTTCATCCGCGATCCGATCAATGAGTCGTTGCACCAGGGCGGGAGTGAATTTCCGCACGGCCAGATCGCCCAGGTCTTTGCCCAGTTTGGTGGGAGTGTCCAACAGAACATCACGCGAGTAGCAGTAATCGTCCTGGGTCTTGGGCCGAAGTTTTTTGAACTGGACGCTGTCATGGAACTGTTTGCACAGGTGGCGAAGGCTGTCGCGGTCAACACCTTCGCGCTCCTCCATCATGCTATGCAACTCGGACAGCAACACCGAGCGTGGTGCCAGGTTCTGCCGGCGTTGCCGGCCACCCTCATCGCGGTGCAGCGTGTACCAGACACCGCTATCACGGTGGTCAAAGAAGACGGCCGCCGGAAGGGCGGCCTGATCTATGTGCGCTGGAATATGTGGGTTGTGCTTACGCTTCCTGGCTCGTCTCATAAGATCCCAGCATCGTAGTGCTCTGGTGTTCCTGGGCGAAGTCCGCCCGCCTGGTTAATAAGATCGATAGTGGTCCACGGGCCGAGCCGCCCCCGGAACAATCGAACGCCCTGGACAGCCAGGGTGCGTTCGACGTCTGAGCGACGGGCATAGCCGGTGATGCGTTGCAGATCCTGAAAAGTCAAAATCCCATCAGTCGGCTGGCTCATATCAAATGCTTCCCTCCGTTACCTGTTGGATCTGGAGTGCCAGATTAAGTGTACCGCCAAGGTATACAGCGACCCTCCTGGAACATGCACCTGTGTTTTCTAGGTGTACTGAGCGCGAATGTTTATCCATGACAAAGCCCTACCAATCCGATTGCTGCCCACCACAGCTCTTGAGATGCCATAAACCCAAGGCCGGCCAGGAAGCCATACAGCGCAATTTTGGTCATGGTGCATTCCTCGCGCCGCAGTTTGGGCAGTCGTCGAAGCGCTGTAGCTCAGTGAGGAAGCGCCCGCACCCCTCGCAGTTGGTGAGGTTGCGATATGTCCTTGTGCGCTCGACCTTGACCTTGGGTAACCGTAGGCCAGCAGCCCGGAGCGCCTGTTTGTGATCGAGCAACGAGGCCCGCACAACCGGGCGTGAACGAGCATTGATGTAGCCGCAGGGCCAGAGTTCAAAGCCCTGCGACTGGTAACTCAGTGCATCCTCACCGCCGGGGTGAATTGCGCCCTCCAGATTGGCGGTCGGACCAGACCCACCGAGCCAGACCAGGTCGTTTCCATCCCAATCACGTGTGTAGGCCACGTAGAAACGGCCGTCCGTGTTGCGGTAGGCCTCAGCTTCGGAGCGAGTGAGGTACTGGCAATCAACTCCGGTTTCTGACTGAGCCCGCGTGTAGCCTACTGGCAGTGGTAAATCGGTTTGTCTGCTCTCGTACTGTTTCACTGCGCGCTCCCGCGTGAACTGCTCAGCCTCGTTCAGGTTCGAGGTGTAGCCGCCACCGTTGCGCCAGAACATGGCCCGGCTGCCGACGTTGCTGCGGCTGTCCTGCAAGAAGAAGAGGTCAGACATGAACAATCTCCCGCTGGGCCACGCTCAATGCCACCGCCACGGGTTGAACCCAGATCGGCATGCTGTTGAGTATGAAAGTTTCGCCGGCCTGGGCCAGCAATAGGGTGGTGCCCATCACATGGGCGATTGCTTCGGCGGCTGCCGGTGGAACTGCGTTCCCGATCCGCTCGCGCCATGCCTGATCACTCAAACCGTCCAGCTCAAACCATTCTTCTGGCTCAACCAAACTTTGCAGCGCGGCCAGCTCCAGCGTGGTGAACGGCCGGTGCCAAGTACCGTCGAGGCTTTCGATAACGCAGGTCAGCCGCTCGTTGGCTTCTGGCATGCGGGGATCTGCAACAGACCAACGCCCATTGTCCTGGCGGGCGCTGGCTGAAACCGCGCCGCACTGGTCGCTCCAACCCACAACGCCGTAATGGCCGCCGGTTAGGTAGGCATCGCCCTTGGTGCGTTTCATGCCTGGGCGTGGGTCTTGAACAGCGAAAGCGCCCTGGCCGGTGGTACTGCCGGAAATAACCGTGCGTGAGGTGCCGTCCCACTGGGCCACGTTGTACTTGGCGTGCCCAATGCCAGGATCGCGCGGGTCAGCAACGCTGAATGTCCCTTGCCCGGGCGACTTGACGCCTATCACCGCGCCGCTCGTTTCATCCCATCGACGGACGCCGTACTGCTGGTATTGCAAGGCGCCGGCCCTGGCCCGTGGGTCAGCGACCGAGAACTTGCCGTTGGTTGGTCCGCTACGCGCGGCGACGGTACCGGCGGTTTCGTTCCAGTCGTGCACGCCCAGGAAACCGTCCCGAAATTGCGGAACGATCACGAGGTCGCGTAGGTAGCCATCCTCGATCGATAAGTCATTCAGGCAGCGCCAGTCCTTGCCGGCTTCGACCAGGGCGAGGCGAACCCACGTTTTCCATTGCAGAGCAGGAACGCGGTGCATTGGTCCCGCTGAATCGATATCGCCCGCCAGCGGCATGCGACCAAGGATCGAGCCGACCGACTTGAGCGTCTTCTTTTCCGGCTCATACAGGAACGGCGGCACTTTTTCGATATGGCGGGCCACCAGCAGGAAGCGCTTACGGCTCTGGGCAAGGCCACCGATGACGCCGCAGTCGTGGGTGGTTTCTGCGACGGCGTAGCCGAAGTGGCTCAGCAGCTTGTTGATTTGGTCCAGCAGATGGCGGCCGCGAGTGGCCAGGCGTGGCACGTTCTCGAACACCAGTAGCGGGACGGGATCGTCTTTCCAGGCTTCGCCGAACAGCCAAATGCAACGCAGCGTTAACTCGTTGAGGGCCTGATACTTCGGTGTCTGACTCATTGTTTCGGACAAAAGGCCCGACGCGCCCTTGCATGGGCTGGAAATGAACACAGCGTCAGGGCGCTGGTAGTTCGCAGCTCGGCGGATGTCGTCGACCGTCGCTTCGCGCCAGCTTGGTGGCGGCTCCTTTCCGTGGAAGCAGACGTACTGATCGCGAGTGAATAGGTCCAGCTGCGTGCCCTTCACACCGCTCAACCGTTCGAAGTCGGCCAGCCCGGCCGGGTCTATGTCGACGCCGCCTATGCACTCCCACTCACCTTGAACATTACCAACGATGGGCTTGGCACGATTGAAACCTTTGGCGCCACCGCCGAGGCCACAGCAAAAATGAAAGTGCTTGAGGGTACGCTTAAGCATAACGACGTCCCCTTGCTTGCTTAGCCGCAGCTTTGTCCGCCATAAGCACAGCCCATTCGGTGGACTTGCGCTGTTGGCGCTGACGGCTGCATTTTTCATGTTTGCGCGTCGAACGTGCTTTCCCGCAGATATCGCAAATGCTGGGCAGGTCCAGGCGGTGGCTAGCCATCGTCGGCCGGGTGCGTTCGGTGGTAGCCTTATCGGCGCTGACTTCTTGGGGGTTCACTTGCATGGTGCTTCTCCTTGGGGTTGGTCGGTCTCGGAGGGTTGCCGCCCTCCGGGGCCATCTTTTATGCCGCCACGTAACCGGCAGCGGTCTTACTCAGCAGGCCGGCTTCGGCTGCCTTCTGCATCAGCTTGGTGGCCCTGTCGCTGCCTATCCGCAGAACCTTGGCGACCTGACGCACTGCCACCTTCGTTCCTCTTTCAGTGCTGGCTATGAGCTGCAGCAAATCGACCGGAAGCCCGTCGCTTGCTGCTTTTGCCTGCTCCGTTTCTCGATGTTCCTGTTGCTGTTCCTCGGTCCGTTCCTGTTCCGCCGCTACTAGTACCGGGACGCGTTCTTGCGCGGGTTCTGGACGTAAGGAGGAAAGGATCAAGGCCGGCACAATCTCCAGCGCAGCGGCGAAGCCAAGGCAGAGTAGGGTGGCCAGTTCAAGCGGCAGGCCCGCGGCCTTGGCTGGCAGGGCCAGCAGGGCGGTGAGTTCCAGCGACGCCTGGTCCCGACGCACCTGGGCACGCTCCCGCTCGGCGTCGATGCGTGCCATGGCGGCTGTCTCCAGCTCCAGGGCGCGGGTGACCATGCCTCGCTCGCGCAGTGCGTTGGCCTGCTGGTAGACGGCGGCCGCATCGCTGTCGAGCTGCCCGATGCGGGCGGCGTCTGCGTCGCGCTGCTCCACCAGGTCGATCTGGCGTTGTTCCTGGCGGGCGTGGTGCTCGGCGCGGCTGTTGATGATCGAGGACATGAGCCGGTCGTAAGTGGCCCAGCCGGACACAGTGCCTAGAGCCAGCGCACAGGTCATCATCAGCAGTGCGCACAGGGTTCGGCGCACGATCAACAGGCCGAGGGCCAGCGGCCAGGCGACGTACTTGAACAGGTCCAGGACCACCGCAGCCGAGGCGAACAGAACGGCGAGCAGGGTGTTGTCGATCAGCGCGGCGATAGCCAGAGCCACCGATGTGGCGGTCACGCCCACCAATGCGGCGACCATGGCCAGTAACGGCCAGCGGTGATGTTGTTGTAAGTGGTGCATGGTGCTTCTCCTTGGGTCAGGCCCTGCCGAGTTGCCGCTCGGCGTGGCCTTCTTGTTTCGAGGCTTAGCCCCAGGCGCGTTTCAGGTGCGACCAGATTTCGTCGCCGTTGTCGACGTACTGGTGCACTTCCTGCTCTGGCCGCCGGTCCATGCGAAGCACGGCGAGGCAGTCGTCCCACAGGGCACTGTCAAGCCCGCGTAGGTCGGTAAGCGCAAAGGGGAATGCGCTGCCGTTGTAGAGGCCTAGCAAGAAGCGCCCGACGATTCGGCTCTGTCCGGTGCAGCGTTGCGCTACTGGCAGCAGTCGCTGGAGGGCTTCAACGCCGGCTGTGCGGACGTAGGGGCGTTCTGCCTCCTCCACAGCTAAGCGGTTCAGGTCATCCCGGATACGGTCTTTTGCGGTGCTCATGCGCGTTCTCCCAACTTGGCCACACGGGCCACCTCGTATTCGCTTGGCAGAATCTCCACAGCGCCGCTGATCCAGCCGGCCGTTGGTTTGCCGGCTGCGACGTTGGCTTCGTGCCGGGCCTGGTTGATATCGAAACCGAGGCAGAAGTACGCCACGTCCTGGTGCTCAAACTTGATACCTCCGCCGAGCATCAGGTTGCCGGTGTTCACATTCAACCGGTCCCAGTAGGTATGGGTGTCAACCCGAGGCGGGCAGTGTTCCCTCCACAACTCGCGCAGGCGCTCGTGCTCGGCTCGAATAGCTGCACGCTGCTCCTTTGTGATGCCTTTGGGTGGTACTGCCTGTTGGCGGAGACTGCGGTAGCCGTATTCGTCAGGACGGCACCAGTGGACATCCAGCTCGCGGCTGGCGGACAGCTTCACGCCGCCGGCGTAAAGGGAGGTGATATCACGCATCGGGGCGATATCGCCGCCGAACAGCTTGCCCAACTCGACCATCCGCTCATTCAGGAGATCTTTCGCCTGGTAGAACTCCCGGACGATTGCCACCACCTCTGGGGCTTCGGACTTGTAGAAGTAGTTCGACATGGTTGTCCCCTCAGTTCGACACGACGGCGTGGATAGTCTGGTTGCCAGGCAGGCGGCGCGCCAGGACCTGCAAAAGTGCAATCTGTTCTTCGCTGCATTCGTCGACGCAGATGACATTGGCGCCTCGATCCGCGAGCCACCGTACCGAGCGCGCCAATGCGTCAGGTGTACAGTGGCGGCCTACCAGAATCTCTTGCTCGCTTTGGCCGTCTGCCTTGGCGATCTGGCGAAGGCGGATGGTCTTGCCGGTGGCGGGGGCGCCGCGTTCTACGTTCAGTTGCATGGTGCTTCTCCTTGGGTTGGTTACCCGGACGTTGCCGCGTCCGGGCGCTTGAGTCGTTGAGTGTCAGGCCTGGAAGTGCCAGCTCCCGGACGTTGCCGCGTCCGGGCGCTTGAGTCGTTGAGTGTCAGGCCTGGAAGTGCCAGCACTTCACGATGGGTTGTTTCGTGACGACGGCATTGGTTTTGGTGGCGTGGTAAGCGCGTACAGCGCTGTCGGTCGCCTTGTTGACGTCCAGCAGCTTGCGGGAGCGGGAGTCCTTCAGGCGTTCGCGCAGCTCACCGACGTCGGCGATTTTTTGCCGGTTCTCTGCCGCACATTTCACGAAGTCGTTGAGGTTGATGGCGATGACGTGGTCTTTTTTGCTGTGGTTGACCACCGGGCCTTCGGCGTCGAGGCCTTCCAGGTACTCGTAAACCTCCCAGAATTCAGCCACCACCGGATGGTCAGAGCTGATCGAGGCCTGGCGCTCTATCGCCATGCGGATGATCTGCGAGCGGGTGTGCTCGACCTGTGCGTCAGTGAGCGGCACCACCATGCACAGACAGTCGAGCAGGGCGAGCATCTGGGCGTGGTTCTTGTTGATCCGCTCCACGCGGATGTAGCCACGCAGCTTGTTGCCGCAGTGGTTACAGTCGCTGTGTTCGTCCTTGAATCGGGTATCACAAGCGAAGCAATGGGAGTGCAGGTTGCGCAGCTTTGCCTCATAGCCCGGTATCCGCTGGCCGAAAAGCTCCATTACCTCCAGCTCTTTGCGCACGGCCTGCAAAACAAAGTTGCTGAGTGTCGAACCGTCCAGCGCATTGAGCCGATCAGCCGCCGCACGGCTTTCCGGCGTCACGTTCGGCCGTACAAAGTGCAGTTTGACGATCCGCGTCATGATCGCCTCAGAAGCCACCACCGGAGCGTTCTGGCTGATGGCAATGGTGCCGCGAAAAGGAGGTTCGTAGGTTTCGTTACCAGCGGTTTTAACGCCCTTGGTTGCCAGGGTGCCGCCGCCGAAGTAGTCCTTGAGTTCGTCCCATTCGAAGGTTTTAGCGTGGGCCTTATCGTCGCCGCTGCGGTCTGACTCCAGCAACACGATGGGCATGCCGGATACCTGGCCCATCAAGCGGCTGCGGCCGGCCTTGGTGGATTTGGAGGGGTCGAATCCTTCGTAACCATCACGGCCCGCGAGTTTCCAGAGCAGCGTGAGCAAAGTGGTCTTGCCGGCGCCGGCCTCGCCCGTGGCTTCAAGGAACGGAAACGACTGGTACCGGCCACGGATCTGCTCGGCGAACAGGGAGCCAAACCAGAAGGTCAGCGCCACGACGCCCTGGGCGCCGAAGCACTGCCAGAGAAGGCCAAGCCACTGCGGGTCGTATTTTTTGCTGTCTTTCTCCAGATCGATCTTGACCCCCTTTTGCAGGGTTTTGAGCTTGAGCTTGCCCATTTCGAAGAATTCTTCTTCGTTGATGTTGATGACCTGGCCTTCGCGGATGGCTACGTCGTTGAACACGTAGCAGCGGTATTCCTTGCTGTAGCCCACGTAGTCGATGGTCTGGACGGTCTTGATCCCAAAAAGCTGATCTTTCATGAGTTTGTCCAATTGCTGTCCACTGCCGGTGAACACGGCTCCGGCACCCATGCCGAGAAGTCTTTTTTTGAATTCGCTTGCGGCAGCGACCTGGCCGCCGGTGAAGGTGTTTTTCACGGAGCCGCCGTCGTGGGGGAAGTCGACGCGAAAGAAGTACCAGGACTCGTCGGTAATCTCGTTGCGCTGGAAATAGAGGGCCTTGGGGTAGCAGTTGGCGATTTCGACGACGCAGCCGGCCATCTGCAAGGCTTTGTCCCGGATTTGCCTTTCGTTAAGCACTTGCTCTTCCTGCTTATCGGTTTTGTCGAACGTCTGCTTGGCGGTGTTGAATTTCGCCATGTCCAATTTCCACCAGTACAAACGGGAGTCGAAACAGAAGTGAAACTCCTCCCGCTCACGCCAGTGATACATGAGCATCGCCTTGTCGCTGGCGTTGTCTGCAATGAGCAGATCGCCCTGGTGCCTGGCTTCCCTCAGGTCTTTTTTGATGCGTTCTGCGCGTGCTGTTTCGTCGTCAATAAATGCCCAGCGCTGATGCAGGTCATTCCAGTCGACCTTGCGTGCGTCCGGTTGCGGGATCTGCGCGGCGTCGCAGGTGAAACCAAGTTCGCGGGCACGTTTGACCCACATCTGTGTGTACTTGTGAGCGCCTGGCTCGTTGTCCAGAGCCCAGATCAACTTAGGTGTTTTACCTCCGCGAGAGGTGATCAGCGCCTTCAGTGACTCCTCTGGAAAGGCATTTGAAGACAGGGCTGCAACTGCGGATAGACCGTTATGAATGAGCGCGATGGCGTCGAAGATGCCTTCAACGATCCACAGTTCTTTCACTTCAAGCAGATCCAGGCAAGGCGGGCACCACCAGTGCCCCCTGTAGCTCTTGAGGGGTTGGAAGCGGGCCTTTTTCTTGCCGAAGCGCGAAGGCTGGTCAATCAGGCGCTCCCAGTAACCGCCGTGCTCCAGGGGAAAACGGACGGTTGCAGAGCCGATTTCCAGATCCCGGTCAAAGTAGCTTTCCTGGGTATACCAACCCTCAATCAGTTCAATGCGAAAGCCTCGGGCAAAAGACAGGTACGCCTTGGCACTGGCGGCTGGCTCGTCCCGGGTGGCAGGAGCCCGCTTGCTCCAGTCGTCGAACAGGTCTGGATACAGCTCTTTAGTAGGAGCCATGTACCGGCAGTTTTTCTCACGGCCACAGCGAATGAACCAGGGTTCGTCATGGCGAGAAAACAGGCGTTTCTGGTTGCACTGCGGGCAAGTGCCCTTGCGCATGTAATGCGTGCCCTTCATGTGCTGAAGGCCGTAGTCAGACTCCAGACGCTGAAGTACATCAGCGCGGATCTTATCTTCCATGGGCTTGCGATTCACTGCGCATTCCCCATGGTGGGGACGAGCTGCTTTTTCAGCTCCGTGCGTGTCTTGCAGATGCCGGCCAGGTAAGGCAAGTCCTCAAGCACCTTCGGCGCTCGCTGGCCGCTTGGCACATTTCGGTAGCGGTCGGAGTACCAAATATCAGCCATGGTGACTTCGTACTGACTGGTCAACCACAACAGGTAGTGCTGCGCCTGCTGTTCGTCCAGCTCCAGTTTTATGGTGATTTTGCTCATTTCGGCCACCAGTAAGTTGCAGTTTCCCCTTACCCACGCGGTGCGGGCATACAGAACGGGGGATTGAGGTTTAGTGCGGGAGGTTGTGATTCAGCAGATGCGTGGGGAGCAATCGTGCTGACACAGGGCGTCGCTGTTGAGTGCAGGTGTCCAGCAGCCAAATGACCGGACGGAATGGACCGCTGCTGGGGTAGATGCCGAGCCAGGCAATGCGGTTGCACGTCATGCTTTCGAACTCGGCCACGGCCAATTCCGCAATGCGTTGCACCAGGTGCGGCGGCACTTCCAATGACAGCGTCAGGTACCGGGCGCAGTTATCGAGCAGTTGGGTGTCACCGGCCAGGTGTTGGGAGCGGTGGCGGTACAGATAGGCCACGGCCGCTTGCTGCATCGCTACGCGGTAGTCGCTGGTGGGGTTGGCGGTCAAGTTGATGGCGTTCATACGGATGCAGTCTCCACGTCCAGTTGGTCCAGCAAATCGGGTTGGTTTGTATCGGAACGGCTATCACGTATCGCCTTTTGGCGAGCCATGTACGGGGCGATTGGGACTATCGTCAGTGGTCGCTCAACACCCGACGGACTGAGCTGAAAATCTATGGTTTGACTGCCGGTAAACGTTGCCCCGCACACGACGTTCATGCACTGGTAGTACAAAGAGCGGAAACATGGCGTCTGCCCCTCAGACGTCCGAATACGCAGCGGGCCGTAGCAGGCCGGACAAACCAGCTTGTAGGTACTCAATGTTTTGGCCCCCGACTGTGCAGCAGAATTGTCGCGAGCACCTCAGAGTGGCGAGCCGCCATGTAATGGCTGTGGGCACGAAGGATCGCTTCGGCCTCGTCTCTTTCAATGACCCCGTCGTCCAATGCCTTGGCAATGATCTGGTCGACCACACCGCGCTTGGCTGCTGCTTGTACCGACCGGTTGTAGAGGTCGACGTTGTCCAACGTTTCCGGCTTGGCCAGGGGAACAAACATGCCGCCGTACATTGCTGCGATGTATTCCGGCAGGTGGGTGGTGCCCGCGTCTTGTTCCAGCCGGTGAATTTGTTCATCGCTCAAGGGCCGACTGCCGGCGTTTTCGTAGACGTGGTTATCGAACTTCTTGAGTTCGTACCCCAGGCGCGCAGCTGCGCATTCTCGGCCACCTTTATAGTCGTTGATCACCGCGCTCATTACCTGGCGCTTGGTCGCTAGAACTGGGCGTTTCATCTTCTGGTTTCCCCTTGGAGCCAGAGGCCCTAGTTTGTAATCACGCCGTCTTTGATTCCGAGCAGCACGGCCGCGCGGTGAGCTTCACCACGCAAGCACTTCTTCTGTCCGTTCAAAACCGCGTAGACCGTCGATGGGTTGAATTCATTTTTTTCAGCCCAGTCTTTTGCCGAGATTCCGAGATGTGCGAGACGATCACGGGCCTCTTGGCATGCTTGCTCGATGGGGGATGCGTTCGGCATAGTCTCGTTTCGTGTGGTTTCGTGTGATGACAGGGGAAGAATATTCAACGCTCGTTGAATAGTCAACTCTATGAGGGGTCGTTTTGTTGAATATCGGTGAAAGACTGAGAGAGGAGCGCGTCCGTCTTGGCTTCAATCAGGCGGAATTTGCCGCTTTTGCTGGGGTAGCCAAGACCTCTCAGTTCAACTACGAAAAAGGAGACCGGAGTCCGGATGCGGACTACCTCGCCGCTGTTGCTGCGAGGGGTGTGGACATCCTTTATGTGGTAATTGGTCAGCGCCTACCTGTTGCAGAGACGACGTTGTCTGCTGACGAAATTGAGATGGTCGAACACGTAAGGGCACTCGACGATGACGACAAAGGCGCAGTGAAACGGCTGCTGCGTGCTTTCAATCAAAAAAAATAGGGATGTGGGAATGAACCAAGGAATCAAGGTTTCGGTATGTATTGGTGTGCTGTTTTTTTCTGTGAGCGTGTTTGCGGATGCCACAGTGCACGCGGTTTCGAGTAAAGATTTCGGCGATGCTTGGCCGTTCACTGTCGACAGCGTCGACCTTATGTGCGATGGCCCATCGCCCAAAGCATTGGCACGAACCTCTGACGGGACCGTCTACGCGCTAAATGGAAGTGCCCGGAGCATCGCCAAGACTCGCGGGTGGGCTGATGGACGTGACATTACAAAGCCGAGCCCTTCTATGCAGGCTGTAAAAATGGACTACAGCAACATCGTTCAGATCGCGCAGGAGCTATGTTCGCAGCCCTAATCTTTTGTCAAAAAGTACTTCATCGGCCGGTGACACACTCCGCAGGCGCTGAAAATTGCTCGCTCCTCCTGGTGCTTTGGTTGGCACCTAGGTTGGTGCCAGGCACCCGGATGTGTTTAAGGAAGTGACACATGTCGGTGAATAATGATGTGCAGGCCAAGCAGTCCGAAAATGTTGAGTTTGCAGAGCTGAGTCAACATGAAAGGATGGTTTTGCAGATGTTCAGACAAATGAATCAGCAGCAGCAAAGGGACATTCTGCGGTTTTTTGATGTGCTGTTAAGCGCGAAGTGACTGAGGAACCCGGCAATGCCGGGTTTTTATTTGGGTACCAGAGGAAGTTATACGTTCACCGCCTGCATTTTTTTCCATTCTCGATCCACTGCACGTTTGGCTGTTTTGTCACTGGCATACAACCAATGCAATCGCCTCGGCCTCGTTTGATCACCTGCCGTAACCCTCTTTTCCTTCCCGGTTTTCTGATCGCGGTAGTACGCCATGATCCCGGTGTAATCCCCCTTATTCTCTTCTGCCAGGTCCTCAACATTGTCCTCCGGCAGCTTGCTTTCCAGCTCCAGGCTAACGGTATAACCGCCGTCAGCGGTTAGGCTGTGCTGCACGTTGCCGCCGTACCAAATGATTTCGTCAATCTCCGACTTAACGCCCTGGAGTGTGTAGGTCAGTTCGGGGATCAAGTCCGGCCGGCCTATAGCGAGGGTATAGCTGAGTGTGGCGCTGCCTCGTTGCAGGCGCCTGAACTCGGCACGAGCTGCGCGCAGGGCTGACTGCTGGTCGCTATAGGTGTGGCGCAGGTCTTTCAGGTTATCGCCGCCACCGGCAATGGCCTCCTGTTTCTTGGCGCTGTCGACGTCGTAGAAGTATGCCCGCACACCGTCGTAGCTATCGCGGTCGGCTTGAAGGTAGCGGTGTTGGTCACCATCCTCGCGGGTGAGGATGATGTGCGGCAGGGCCAGGCCTGTTGCGGTCTTGCCACCACCCGCCGGCATACACAGCAGACATCCAGCTTTAACGCTGGCCACAGCATCGAACTCCTCCCCCAGGCGTGTGATCAGGTTGGCGTCGGATTCGTTGGCCTGGTCGAGCTGCAGAATGGGCAACGTGCCAAGCGCACCGGCTACGGTGGATGTCAGCTTGTTACCCATAGCGATATCGCCAATGACTTTGCCCAGTGTGGTGTTGCTCCAGCTGCGTTCGCGCTTGGTTTTCAGGCCTTTACGCAAATCGGCAGATCGGGCGCGAATGCTGAGCACGTCGGGGGCGCCGCTGTGTTCGGTCTCGTCGACGGTGTAGGTGCCTTTGTCCACCAGACCGGTATCGCTCCAGCCCAGCCACAACCGGAGCACCGCGCCCTTGGGTGGGATTGCCAGCAGGCCATCGTGGTCACTGAGGGTGATGCTGAGTTGGTCGGCTTCGACGCCCCTGTTGTCGGTCAGGTTCAGGCTCATCAGCCGCGGACTGATCTTTTGGGCGATGTCGCTGCCGTCAACAGTGAGCCGGAAGGCAGGCACAGGGTAGGCGGCATCACGAATGAAGCGCTCAGCGGTGTCCTTGAGATAACCGGTGACCTTGGAAATCGCGGCCTCGATCACAGCAACCCCCGCAAGATGTTCAGTCCAATACTGGTACCGGCGCCGAGAAGATCGATGCGGTCATCATCAATGCGCTTCAGGGTCAGCGTGAACTCAATACGACGTGGCGTGCCGTCGTGGAAAAAGATGGTCTTTGTCTCGCCAAGGTTTTCGATTACCCACAGGCCGTAGATCCGGCCGCTGCCTTCGACCATGGGCCAGGCCTTGCCGGTATTTGCCATCAAGCGCAGGGCATCAAGACTGATAGTGCTGCCGGCTAGCTCCGGAAGAATAATGCCGGGGAGCGTGATGGTGTCTTCGCCTCGACCGACAAATTGCAGTGCTGGAGCTGCTCCGACGCGGCTGTTGCTGGCGTGACGCCAATTGGTTTGGCGTTGCAGCTCCTGGTAAGCGAGTGTGGATAGGCTGAAGACGAACATGCCGAGGCTGAGCATCATGATGGTTATTCCAGGTCGGATAGCTTGCTGCGATTACGAGCTTTCTTCTCGTTGTCGTGGCGGGCAAGTTCTGCCCGTACCGCGCGTGCAATGGTTTGGGCGTCTAGTCCTGGCGTGGCCGGGATGTTGATATTGATGACGTCATGGCTGTCGTACACCGCTCTTACCGGGGCACTGGCAATGGGTGGCCGGTCATCGACCGCCAGTGCCGGGAGGCTGAACGCGCCCATGGCGAGTGCCCCGGCTGTGGCCATCTGCTTGCCGATGTCCATCAGGTTCAACAGACTGTCGTTGATGGGCTGCGTTGGTTTCGGTGCCTGAGCCACTGGGCCCAAGGCGAACTGGGTATTTTGATTGATCCGCTTGCGGGTACTTTCAGTGTCTTCTGGCAGGGCCGGTGGGACGGGCGGTTTGAGCGTCACGTCTCCTGCGGCGGTCAGTTTCTGGCTGAATTGAGTCAGCGCTTTCAGCGGACCTTTCCCTCCGTTCACCAGGCCCAGCGTTAGGCCTGCCATGGTGAAGCCACCTAGTGCGGCGAACACCCGCGATGGGCTGTGAATCCCGAGCTTTTCCTTGAACCACCCAATGCTGGAGTCGCCAATTGAGCCAATGGCGTTTTTCACCGCACCTAAACCGGCAGTCATTCCGCTGACCAGACCGTTAACGATCATGCCGCCGAAGTCGGTGAATTTTCCGGGCAGTTCAACGCCGAAGTAGTTCATCACGCCGGCAAAGGCCTGGTAGAACATCCCAAGGGGACTGAAGTTGGCGATCAACTGAAGAACACCGCTCAAGCCCTGGTCGAAACTGGTCTTGATACTGGACCACAGATTGACCACACCTGTGGTGATAGAGCCGATGCCCTGCAACAGAAAGAGGATCATGTTGCCAATGGCCGTACCGAAACGCTGCCCCATGGACTGGGCCGCGCCACCGATATCCTCGACAGGTTTAAATAGGTTGCCGAACCAATTGATCAGGCTGCTGACCCCATTGGAGATCATGGTGAATAGTGGTTGAGCGATGCTACCGAGTAACCTCAGCGCGAGGCCGATGCCAGGAATGGAATAGGCAGCTTTCACCAGGTAGCTCAGTGACTCACCAAATTTGCGGAACCCTTGGAGTACTGGTTGCAGGGCGTCAGTGAGCCCCTGCCAGAACCCGAGGAAAAACCCTTTGATTGGCCCCCAGTATTTGTAGATCAACACGCCGGCCGCAACGAGTGCCGCAATGGCAGCCATCAACCATCCAATGGGTGTTGCGAGGATCGCGGCACCGACCGCACTGAAGGCACTCCCAAGCATGGGCAGCACGCTTACAGCAGCTACGCGTGCCGAGTTAACCATGACGGGTAACGCACTGAGCATGCCGCCCGCTGAGCGGCCAGCAGTCAACGTCTGCCAGATCCTTCCCACTCGGCCAATCTCCGTACCGGTTCCAGCGGCGGCTATGCGAGTACCGATTAACTGGGCTTTGAGTCCACCCAGACGAATCCCAAACATTGCCAGTCCGTAGCGCACCACTGCAAATGGCCCCAGCATGCTCGCCATGGTTAACGCCAGGGTTCCGAACACGATAGCCGCAGCAGATACGCCTGCGACGACCTTGACCAGGCCACCGGCCAACCTGGGGTTCTCCCTGGCCCATGTGCCGACGCTGTTGGCGATATCGCCCAGGGTGTTGATCAATCCCTTCAATTCGGGAGCAACGGCTCCGCCGAACTCTGCCATGGCGTTGGTGAAGCTACCTTCTGCCGCTTCCATGACGTTGGTGAGGGTGCTGAGTTGCTCGTTGACGCGGGTGCGTAGGTCGGCCTGGGTTTGCAGTTTCTGCTGTACCTCCTGATAACCGGCCAGCCCCTTGTTCATCATGGTGTTCAAGGTGCTCATGGTTTCGGCGTCGTCACCAAACAGCTTGCTGATGACGGCCGTGCGGTCAGTATCGTTGAGGGCCTTGAGCTTTTCGACCTGGGCGTACAGGTTCTCCAGTCCGGCAAAGTTACCCTTGTCGTCTGTGAACTTGAGCGAAACACCCATGTTGGCGCCTTCGGCCAGCTTGTTGGCTTTGTCCACTTTGTCCTGATTCAGGCCTGCCTGGAAGATTTTGCGGAAGGCGTTACCCGCTGAACTGCCCTCCATGCCGGCTTGGTCCATCATGATTAGCAGCGGTGCCAGCTCTTTGGCGGCATCGACACCTGATTTTTTGATGACGTCCATGACAGGCGCAATCTTGCTGAAACCCTGGAGCATGTTGCCGGGGTCTACACCCGCGTAGAAACCACGCTGAATGGTGTCCATCAGCCCCATCATGTCTTTTTCCGTGGTGCGGGTAGCGTCCTGCATTTTGGCGGCGAACTCTGCCGCTTGGGTGGCTTCCATCTTCAACTGAACGCCCAGGTAGGCAGCCGCTTCGCCGGTACCGCCGAGGATACTTTGTGCGCTCAGACCCTGACGCCGCAGCATGGTCATCATGTTCTGGAAGTCGGCCGTGGTGCCGGGTAGACGGTCGCCGAGCTTGGTCGCCAGGTCGGTGATCTTCTGGAAGTCCTCAGAGACCTTGCCAGTGTCGTCCATCATCGACACTTTGAGCTGTGTGGCGGAATCCTCGTTCGGGGCAAACGCCTTGATCGCCGACGCCACAGGTCGACTGGCGGCGTATCCCACACCGAGGCTTGCCGCACCTGACACTGCAATGCTGCCGACAGTGCTCTGGGTTTTGTCATAGGTGGCGCGGGCCTTGGCCAGGCTCTCCTGTTTGCGCTTCAAGGCGTCCAGCCGATCCATCTGGGTTGTGATTGCCCGTGTGGCGACGTCCATGTCGCGCTTGAGTTTCAATTCCGACGCGCCCAGGGCGTTGGTGTTGATGCCGGCGGACTTGAGCTGCGCGCCAAGGCTGGCGAGTTTGTTTTGCTGCTGGCCGTACTGCTCGCCCAGGCGTTTCGATTCAGTGGTGTGCTGTTTGAGCAGCGTGAGCTGGGCCTTGAACGGTGTTTCCAAGCGGCTGATTTCCTGCCGCAGGTCAGCATGGCCTGCGCGGCTGGTGCGCAGTTGCGCGGCGTTCAGGGTGTACCTGTCCGCTAAGGTCTTTTCCTTGGCCGCGAGTTGATCCAGCTGCGTCTTACGTTCTCGCTGGGCCGCAGTGAGGCGCGTGTACTCGGCCTGTTGTTCGCGGGTCAGGGCGTTGCCCTTCTGCATCACCGCATTCAACGCGGCGATCTGGCTGCCGGACTTGCGATGCTCGTCACCCAGCAAGCCGAGGGCATTCCGTGCCCCGGTGAGTTCGCGTTTTAGCTCAAATTGGCTGGCCTTGAGTGCATCGACCTTGTGCCGGGACTGCTCGAACAGCGCCTGGGTCGGGGCCAGCTGTTGGCGGACCTTAGCCGTCTCGCGGGAGAGTTCGCCGACCTTGGTGTTGTTGGCCGCCAAGGCGTCAGAGGTGGCTCGCGTAGCGGCTTGCAGCTCGCGCCAGGCGCTCACATCGCGTTGTTGGGTGTTAAGTTCCTTCAGACGATCACGGGCGGCTTTGAGTGCGCGGGCAGTTTCCACGCTGCCACCCGTGATTTGTTTCAGTGGTCCGGTGGCCTTGTCGATGGCGCTGAGCAGCACCTGAAGTCTCAGATCATTCGCCATCGGTGGAACTCCGCACCCTGGCACGTTCGCGCCAGTCCATCAGGTCTTGCAGGCCCAGCCGATCCATATCAGCCGGTGCCCAGTGAAAAACCACGGCCAGATCGGCCATGGCGTCCTCTACGCAACGAGGGATGCGTCCGTCTTCGCCGACTTCTGCAACAAAAAACCAGAAATCTTGCTGCTCAGGGCCAGCAAGTCGGCTGGGTCCATGCCGGCGACCTCAACGGCGGTCAGGCTGGGGCTGCTGATGCGCGGTACCACATTGATCAAGCTGGCGACATCCATTTGCAGCAGCTCCACCAGGCTCACACCGCGCAACTCGCCCGACGAGGGTTTGCGCAGAGTGATGCTCTCGATGTTGGTGGTGCCGCGACGGATCGGGGTGTCGAGAGTGACGGTGTTGTCGTCGGCCATTGGCTGAATGTCAGGCTGTTCGGTGGTTGTTTTGGCTGTCATTGGAAAAGCTCCTGGTGAGTGTTACGAATGATTGAGTGGTCGGGTTAATCAGAGACCGATGGCGGTGCGCTGCTTATCCAGCATGTCCTTACCAGCGACCTTCTCGATGAAGTTGAGCAAGTCGATTTCGATGATTTCTTCGTTGTCGACGGTCAGCTTGTAATAGGTGCAGGTGGTTTTGATGGTGTGTTCGGTGTCTTCACCTGGCTTGGCTTCACCCATTTCGATGCTTTCGTGACGGCCACGCACGACAATCTCTACGGCGCTGACTTCTTCCGTGTCGTCCTGCTGGAAAGCACCCGCGAAACGCAACGCTACGCCCGAGGCATTGACTGATCCGAACTGTTTCAGGGAGATCAGATCAAGTCCGCCGGTTTTCCATTCAAACTGCAGACCATCGTCCGAGAAGCCCAAATCGACTTTGACTGGGCCATTCATACCACCGCCGCGGTAGGCTTCCATCTTGCGGGCCAGGGGAGGCAAGGTGACGCTTTTGGCAACGCCGGTGTAGCTGTTGCCGTCGTTGAACAGGTTCAAATTTTTGAGTTTGCGTGGCAGGGCCATGGCAGTGTTCTCCGGGATGCGGGTTCAGGGTGAACTCCCCTTGCGGGGAGGCCCGGTTTAGCTGTTGATGCCTTTGGCGAAGTCGATCAGGTAGCGGTCGGTGATTCGCTGGCGGAAGGTGAGGTCTTCCAGGGGCGGCACGGGGGTGTAGTCGTAGTCGACCCAGAGCTTGCCGGCCTTGAGCGTATCCTTGGTGTTGATGTCATCCGGGTACCAGCAGCTCCCGCCGATCAGGTAGCCCTGTGAAACCAGCTCGCGCATCTTGGCGTTAACCCCTTCGACCAGGTCGCGCACCAGGGAGGCATGCATCGGGCGATCAATGGCCCACATGTGTGCCTCGGCCATGGTGTCTGCGATGATCTGTGCGGTGCGGGTGTAGTTCTCGAAGGCGAACAGCGGATCGTCGCTACAGGTGCGGCTGCCCCAGAAGCGGAAGCCGTTGGCATTGATCAGCGTGGTGACGTCGTTGCTGTTGAGGTAGTTGGCGTCGGTAGCCGGGTTTTGCAGATCCCAGAACACGTCGGCGCTAATGCCGGTCACGCCACTGACCGCGACGTTGGACAGGGTCTTATGCCAACCGGTCTCCTGGTCGATCTTGGCGCGCAAGCCCAGGGCGCGGGCCACAGCCGAGGCAGTAGCGGTCTTGTCGGCGGCGATGTCCCAGTTGAGGAAGTCCGGCCAGATCACCATCATCTCGCGGGCGCCGAAGTTCTCGCGGTACGCCACCACCTCTTCCTTGGTCTTGCAGTTCCAGGCGCTGACGTAGGCGAAGCCGCGCAGGTCTTTGGCGATGGCGCCGAGTGCGGTGGCCACCGGCAAACTGTCCAGACCTGGCACGCCGAGGATGCGCGGCGTCATGCCTACGCGTGACTTGGCGGCAAGCAGGGCTTTCATGCCGGTGTATTTGCCATCGGCCGTGGTGGTACCGATCAGGGCGGTGGTGGTGGCCGCTTCGTCAGCGCCTTCCTTGACTCGCACCACGATGACGTAGGGCTTGGTCTGGTCGGCGATGCCTTGCAGGCTCGCAGCCAGGGTGCCCTTGATGCCGGCCTTGCCGACGGCGGTTTGCACGTTGGTGATCAGGACGGGAGTGTCCAGGGGGAAAACAGTAGCGTCCGCATCTTCAGCCGTGCAAACCATGCCGATAATTGCGGTGGGAATAGTGCGAATGGGGCGGGTGCCGTCGTTGAGTTCGATGACCCGCACGCCGTGGAGATAATCGGCCATGGGTTGTGCCTGCGCTGTGATGGAATGACAGTGCACAGGCTGCCGCGCGCGCGCCGATTGGGCGAGCGCGGGGGCTTGTAGGAGGGGTGTTTACAGGGCGCCACAGCGGTGGCGCCTAAAGAGTGTTGGTTATTGAACCTGGTCAGCGATCCAGGCAGGGGGCACTGGACGGGACGGTACCGCAGGGAAACCGGCATCCTTGGGCCAGTCACGTAACGCCTGCACATAATCCAGAAGCTCGCCAGATTGCTTCACGGTGAGCGTGGTAGGGCGCTGTGAGTCAATTTCGTCGCGGTGCCGTTCACGCAACCACTTAACGCGTTCAATTTCAGCGTCTCGCCACTGTTTGGCCTGTTCGGCTAACACTTCAGGTGATGGCGGTAGCGGGTCTAATAAGACAGGCTTCCCCTTTTTATCCGGCGCAATCCGTCGCCCATTCGTTTCGCCGTCCAAAAGCTCTTGGCGCTGCTCGTCAGTGATTTGGACACCACCGTTATCAGTTGATGAAAAGGCGAACCGCCCATCTTCATCAACCCATTTTGCATACACCGATTTGACCTGAATATTTTCACTGTTCATTTGTCTACCAAGCCCCAGGCGCGCCAGTTGCATTGTGAGAATGACGGGGCGTTTACGGCCGTACTGCCGCGCACCAGGGTGCACATGTTTTGTGCTGTAAAGCCCGTCGTTGATAAGTCAGTAATTTGCCAAACAGTCATGACAGCACCGCCTTTACCAATGCTGTCATAGGGAACCACAAACGGAACTCTCGAAAACTGTTCTGAAAAAGTGACATTCACCTTGTCTTCCGTTGCACCTGTAATCCCCCAACACTCAAGCATGCCCCCCGGCAAGTATCGGTAGCCGTTCGCGCCTTTCGACTGTCGAAAATCGGAAGATTGCTCCAGCCTTACGCTCCTATCTGTCGCGCACCAAGTGCCACCACCGGAGCTGACCAGCGTTAGAAAGTCGCCGTTGTTGAGGGTAAGCGACGGCAGAAATGCACCGAGCCCCACGTTGATGACGTCCGTCCCAGCCACTCTGATTGTGTCTGGCGTCAGGAAGCCATGGTCAACAAAAAAACTGATGCTTGCTCCAGCCGGTACCGAGTTGGCAGGAGGCAGTGTTGCGGTAATCGAGCCATTCCCCGACAACACCATCAGAAAGCCAATGTGTGCCTTCGTCAGTGCTTTGGCAGCGGTGGTGACAACTTCCAACCCCCTGTATGAACCCAGCGAGTCGCCTACGAACTCCGTAGTGGCAATGGATTTGTCTCTGTCAAATTGCGGGGGTGTGGGTGCCTTCGGATCGCCCGTAAATACTGGCGAGTCGAGTGTTGCAAAGCCGTCAGTGATATTGCGAAAGGTCAGTGCAGTGGTGCCCAAGACAATGGGGGCGTCGGTTACCAGTAGCCACAATGTGTCCGCGTTCGTGGTGCCGCGCTCCACAACTACCATCAGTCCGGGCGAAACCTCAGCGCTGGCGTCAGCGTCTGCCGTTCTTGCCCAAATATCAGCACCGGTTAGATAGATACCATTGTCTTTGCCCTGGGCTTGGTTTTTTACCAGCACCCTTGAGCCGGCCGGAATCGCGACACCATCAATGGTCTGCGCACCTGCCAGCACGATAGGTCCAGTGGTGGCTACCAATACCGATTGTTTAACGTCCTGTTGATTGACCGCGTCGGTGATGGAGTCAGTAACGAATTTACGAGTTGCCAGTACCACTGCTGGGTCGATCAACAACACCACATTGGCGGCGCTGGACACGATGAAGTTCACGCGCACGACCTGGGTACGCCCAGAGCCCTGAGACATCAGCGGCTTGTAGCTGGGCGCGCAGTTCGCCACGGCGACCAGGTCGCCGTCAGCGTCGTACAGACCGATTTCCCGAATCCACCATCCACCCTCGTCGGCAGGGATGATCTGCTCGGCAATCAGGATGTTTGGGTTGGCCGGATCGATCGACAGCTTGTTCAGTTGCCGGCGTCGACGTTCGTTGATCAGCTTCTTTTGCGTGCGGTCGGGGATCGGGTCGGTGCCATTGGCATCACCCACCCCCAGCTCCGTGAGCTTCCAGGGTATGCCCAGGGCGTCCGCGTTGGCCTGTTTGGCCTCACCAACAGCGGTGAGAATCGCAAAGAATTGAGAGTTGGGATCGATCATGGGTAGATGTCCAGAGTGTCGATGGTGTGTTCCCGGCCGGCGGCGCCGATGTGGCACGCGAGGTCGATAACGCCTGGTATCGGCGGATAGATGTCGACGGTGTCGATGGTGTGTTCACGACCAGCGGCGCCGATGACACCCGTGGTGACGATGTCGCGAAGGACTGGCGGATAAACGTCGATTTCATCGCCGTCGTAAACGCTGGCGAAAATGTTGATGGTCCCGGTGGTTTCGAGGCTGATGGCCAGGCCGGTCAAGTGGCGCGTGACCGGCCTGGCGTCATCGATGAGCCAGGTCAGTTCCTGATACATCTCTTCGGTGATACCGGTTTCCAGCACGCCCACCTTGATGGCGAACGTTCCTGGTACGCCCATGGGTGTTGTTTGCCACCACTCCAGCACCTCAATCAGGTAGCCCAGCGGCTCAACGACGCGGCGCAGTGCCCCGATGGTGCCCTTGCGCGAGTGGATGTAGTGGGATGAACGAATGGCGGCGCGTTTCGCCGCTTCCGTCCACTTGCTGTCCCAGCGGTCGACCGAAAAGGCCCAAGCCAGGTACGGGAGAAGATCAACAGGGCAGGTGTCCGGGTTGCAGAGCTGTCGCAGGGGGATCGGTACGCGTTGGATTTGTGCAAGCGCCTGCGCCGCTTGGCGTTCCAGTGGCGTGGAGTTCCCCGGCAGCAGCTGCTGGGCGGTCATTATTCGGCGCCTCGGGTGACGGTGACTTTGGTGCAGAAGGGTGCCTGGGCTTTGGTCGCGACGATATCGACCCAGTCTTCTAGCTCGACCTTGCGCACGCCCTCGACATGCAACGCCGCATGCAGGGCTGACTCTGAAACCTCCATACCTAGACGCCGCCGTTGGTGGACGTAGGCCAATAAACGCTGCTCGGCGGCGGCAAGGATCGGTTCCGACTCTGGCCCGCTGGAGAGCAAGAAGAGCTGGGCTTTGACCTGGTAGTTGAGAATCTGCGCGCCCTGGACGAGCAAGCGGTCCGCCACGGGCCGGCGGTCTTCGTCGCTGAGGTAGGTGTTCACCAGGGCGAGCAAGTCAGCCGAGGCGGTGCCATCGCCGAGTAGCGATTGCACGGTGACCACAGCAACGGCAGGTGATGGGCTTTCAGCGGTGGCGTCGGCAACCCGGCCGTCAGCTGCTCGGGCGTGGAAGATGTAGCTGTTGCGCGGGCCGGCGGTGCTCAGGCCCTCCCAGGCCATCTGTGCCCGCTCGCGTAGGCTGTCGTCGCTCTCCATCAATCGAGGCACGGGCGGTACGGCTGATGGTTTGCCTTCCTGAATGACCAGGCGTTTAACGTTGAAGTTGGCCGCCAGCTGTTCCAGGTCGGTCCCCCGAGCGGTAGCGAGTAGGTTGGCCAGGGAGGCTTCATTGACCCGTTGGCGCCAGACCGTCTCGCGGTAGGCGTTCTCTTGCAGCAGCTTCGCCAGCGGTTCCGACTCCATATTGAGGCGCGCGGCAATTTCAGCCTGTTCTGCCGCCGGCCAGAGGCTGATCATATACGCCTTGCGCTCGGCCAGAATCTTTTCAAAGTCGATCTGCTCGACGATCTGCGGCGGCGGGAGCTGGCTGAGGTCGATGGCGGCGAAACTGTTCATACACTACCTCCCAATCGCAGCGGCAGGCTTAGGCTCAGTGGCTCATTGGTGTCGACCACACTGCCCTCCAGGTCCAGCACGGCTTGGCCTTGCAGACTGGCGCCGAGGAACTGCACACGGCTGAGGCTGATGCGTGGCTCCCAGCGCATCAGTGCCATGACCGTGGCGGCGTAAACCTGTAAACGGATCACATCGTTGAACGGATGGTCCACCAGCTCGGGCAGCAGGCTGCCGTACTCGCGACGCATTACACGGGTACCGAGGCGGGTGGTGAGAATGTCGGTGATGCTCTGGCTGATATGGGCGCGGTTGTCGATGGCGCCGCCGGTTAGTCGGTTCATGATGGGATAGGCCCCCCGGATTGATCGCCGCCGGACTTGACGCCTGTGTGTGGGTGTTTGACCAAGCTGACCCCGGCTGCGACCACATCAATCGAAACCGTGACCTGGCCGGTGACGGTCTGGTTGCCGGTCTGGGTGTAGTCGCCCTGGTGTGTGATGTCACCGACCAGGTTGATACCGCCCTTGCTGATCAGGTTGGTAGTACCGCCCTCAGCCAAGGTGGCGTTGAGGTGGTGGGCGACGCTGTCGTACTCGATCACTGTGCCATCGGCGTAGGTGCGGCGATGTAGACCAGCGCGGTTGCCGTTGGCCGGAATGTGGTCGCTAAATAGGCCTGTCACAGCAACACCATTGGCGAGCTGGCCGGACGGGCTGAACAGCATGACTTGTTCACCCTCTGTCGGCGGGTCCCACACCTGGTCGGCTCCGGCACGCAGGGCGATCCATGGCAGCCAGGCGGTTGTCAGTGCTCCGGTTTTTACCTGCACGCGCGGGGGCTCCATCTGCACGGCGGCGATGACGCCGAAGCGGATGAGGTTTTCAAGCATGCGGGCGAAGGCGGCGAAATCGTTCATGGCGCCGATGGTGGCGCCACGCGCGTGCGGGTGCAGCTTTGCTGTCTTGTAGGGAGCGTGATTACAGTGTCAGGTACGCCAGTAGCCCATCACGAATCAAGTCGAGGTCGGCGTCGGTAAAGCCCAGAACCTCACGCTGATCGTACTGGACCTGCGGCGCGTTGCGCTCCGCACGATCCCTCAACCCGTACTGGTGGACCCGCGCTATACGGGCAACTCGCCCGGTGAAGCCTACGCTGATGGCACTGCCGTCGCCTTTGGCCTTGAGATAGGCCACCTTGCGCAGTTTTTGGAACATCTCGACTTTGCGACGAATGTGCCCCTTCTTACCGCGTAAATCCCGCGCCTTTCGGGGGGCGTACTTGCTGCCATCCGGGTTTGCCTGGGACTTGACGCGCTGCTGCTGATTGCGCCGAAGCTGCTGGGCCAGGCTGCGGGCAAGTTTTCCGCGTTCTGCCGCCCCCAGCTTCCTGAGTAGCGGGCCTACCCAGTCCTCAAGTGCCTCCAGGCTGCCGTTCATTTGGGCACTACCCATTCACTGGCGTTGCCCTGGGCACCAGGTACCCAGTTCGGATCAAGATAGTCCGCGACACGTTGCGGCTCGCCGGCATGCTTGACGGTGGTTTTGCCCTGATCATCCTTGCCGACAATCACCCGCTCTGTCAGCGGTAGGGTCAGGCTGAGGTCGACCTTGCTGGTGTCGATGATATCGGCTTCGAACTGAATGCCGTTCTTCACTTTGTCGAGGTTTTCCAGCAGCTCGGACTGGTTGACGCTGAGCCAGCCGAGGATTGGCAGTATCACACTGTCGGGGTGCCCGGCGAATTCGGTGAGGATGATCTGCAGGTCAAAGCTGTACTCAAAGGACAGGCTTGCAGCAGCAGTGCAGCGGACCTTGCCGTTGTCGATGAAGATCAGCAGGCGGCTGGGGTCGAGCTTGAGTTCGGCGACGGTGGCCAACAGATGAGCGCGCAGGCTTTCGTGCTTGTTCATGGTTTAGCCTGCTGGTGTTGATAAACCATGTCGACTTGCGCGGCACAGTCGGCCCAGGCGGCTTCGATGCGGTCTTGGTCGGTGAGTTGATCACCATTACTGCGCGGGCTGGTCGCCGGCAATTGGCACGGCACCACGGTCGGACAGCCACTGACGATAAGCGTCGGCGCCGGTAAGGGCGGGGCGCTCGCGCAGCCGGCGAGCAGCGTCAGGCAAAGGCTGAGCAGCCCAGTCGCGTAGTTCGGCGTTTTCATGTTTCAGCTCCTTTATGGTTCGCTCGCGTTTTGCAAGGCCTTGGCGCAACAGGTCCTGTTGAGCGCGCAGGGCGCCCTGGGCGTCGCGTTCCTGTTGCAGGGTGGCAGTGAGAGTGTTGGCGGTGGTGAGGTTCCGCGTGGCGTCTTCGCGGGCCGTGGCGGCTGCTGACTCTGCCCGTTCGGTTTTGACTTCGGCGAGGTCGATGCGCTGTTGCTGGCCCCAGATAAATAGCGCCAGGGCACCAAGCAGGGCGATACCCAGCAGTGCCTGGCGCAGAGTACTCACGCGCGGTACCAACCGAGTTTGTTCATGGCAGCGGTGTCGAGCTGCTTGATCGGGCCGCGCACGATTACGGCCCGGGCGTTGTTCATCAGCTGTATGCACTCGGCCAGCCGTACCATGTCGTCCTGTTCGGTCGATTCCGGGACCACCAGCAGGTCACCGTCCTGCACCTGTAGTTTTTCCACCGCGTCGAAGTCGATCATGCCGCCACCACTTGCCCGCATTCGCAGCCGGCATGGCGCTCGTAGGCGCGCTGGAGTTTTGTGTCGTAGAGATTTCGCTGATAGTTCGGCCCGTTGTAGAGCTTGGCGAATTCGGCCCACTTGCGGGCTTTCAGGGCCTTGTGCAGGGCCGGATCGGTTTCAATGAAGCGGGTGAATGCATCGAGCTGCTGAGATTCGCCGGCACTCATGGCTGCCACGAAGTCCTGCACGCTCGTGTAGCCGAGGCGTTTCCAGTGAAAGCCCATGATCTGGAATGCACCCCAGGACGCAGATTCCAGCGCAGCGGTGTCGTCGATCAGTCGGGCCATTGCCAGGCGCTGGTGTTCGGCGGTACCACCGACGTATCCACCGGGTTTTGGGTTTACCAGGGCCGGGTTGGCGGTGGCGAGTTGGTCTGCCTGGCGCTTGAGTTCGGCCGGGTCATCGCCGTCATGCCGTGGCGTGGCGAGCTGGCGAAACATGATGTGCCGCTCAAACAGGATCACCGGCTTGCCATTGTCGAGGAAGCCCTTGCCATTGGATTCCACTTCGTTGACCGCATAGACGCTGGCAAGGGGCACGTCGAGGCGTTCGGCAGCGTTCACCAGGTCGTTATTGCGCAGCAACTGGGCGCAGTCGCCACCGGCCAGGCTGGTTTGGGTTTTGGTCCCGGCAATGCCATCCGCGACAAGGCCGGCTTTCACCTGGTAAGCGCGAACGGCGGTTTCGGTGGCGTCACCGTAGTCGCCGTCCACCACCAGCTTGGCCCCGTGATTGTTGAGGTTTTTTTGCAGAATGCGGACGGCTTGCGAGCGGTCGCCGTGGCGTAGGGTGGTGGTCATGCGCTGGGCCTCAACAGGGCGGCGACATTGCCGCGAGAACGGAAAATCAGGGTGCAGAGCAGCACGATGGAGACGGCTTGCCAGAGACTGGTGGGCTGGCGGTACAGGAGGATTTCCAGACCGCAGATACACAGCGCGGCGCCGAACAGACTGGCCAGCAGCGAGATGCTGCGCCGGTACCGGGCCGCACCTCGGCTGTAACAGGCCAGGCGCAATGCACTGAGCAGGTAGGCCAGCGCTGTGACTACTTGAACGGTAAGTTCGATATTCGGCATATCAGCTGCCCCCTCGGATGCGACGCCAGATGTCCCAGATGTCCGCTTTTTCAACCCAGACCATGAGCTTGATGCTGATGGGGATGACCACCAGGGCACAGACAAAAGCACTGCCACCACTGGTGATGAACGGGACTGCTTGCAAGGCCATCGGTGCGAAGAGGTAACCCACTCCGGCCGACAGAAACAGCGACCCCAGCCGCTGCCAGACCTTGAGGTCATGCTTGGTACTGGTCACCAGCCAGGCGCCGAGGATCGCGCCGAACAACGCCTCCCCGTCGATGATCGGCGTAACGGTCGCCAGGCCCAGGCCCATAAGAAGGCCGGTCACGGCGCTGGAAGTCGGATCAGCCATGGTGTGGGTTTCCTTGGTTGCAGGGGATCAGTCCCATAGGTTCACCATTTGCCGCTGTGGGGCGCTGGTTTGGGCTTCGGGCATGTTGACGACAAGGCCTTGCGGCAAAATTGGACCGTAGTCGGCGAGGCCGGGGTTGGCCTCAAGCACGGCTTCGGTGACACCTGCGGTGCGGCCGTAGTACCGCCAGCACAACGCGTCGACGGTGTCGTTTTGATAGGCGCGGACGGCGACGGGCATCAGATCAGCTCCACGGTGGTGCGGCCGATGCCAAGGAAGTCGCGTACAGCCCAGCGCAGGTCGCGGCGGTAGTCGTCGATGTTCGGGGTGAGCTCTTCGGCTTTGTGGTTGCCGACATTGGTGGTGTCGTAAGAACGGTAACGCTCGCAGACCTCGGCGCCGGTACCGGCTTCGATGGCACGACGGTAGAGGTGCGCCTTTACGGATATATCCTTGATGCGATCACCAGGTACGTCGTCCAGGGTGGCGTAGCCAGCAGCTTGTTGGGTTGCACGCCATCCTCCCAGTTCGCGGTTGAGATTGATCGCGGCGGCGATCACTGCGGTCTCCAGGCGGGCCGGTGTGACGCTGTTGTCGATGCGCAGGGTGGCGCGCAAGTTGTCCAGGTCAATCGACGGCCAAAACGGGTCGGTGTTGATATGGCCGCTTTCGACTTTTCCGCTGGCTACAAATGCACTCATGACGGCACTCAGAAATAGGTCGCCGGTGGTCGGGGCTTCACGTTCAGGAGGAGCGGCCTGGCCGATCCGCCCCGAGCCGGCGGGGTGCGTGGGGACGCTCGGTTAACTGCCTGGGGCAGTGTGTTTTTTGAGGAGACGCTCTACGCGCTCCAGATCTTTTTTACCGCCGCAGTTGCTGTGCAGGTCGATGGCTTTGGCCAGGTGCTGCTTCGCCTCTGTGAGGGCTCCCAGGTTTTCGGCAACTGCGTCATCAGGAATGGCTGCGAAGGCCTTGCCGAGCGCCAGGTGCAGTTTGGCGCGAGCTTGGTCGGGCATGTCCTGTTCGGCGGTGATGCGCTGGGCTTGCTCAAGAATCCACAGCGGGAAACTGTCGCCAGCCTTTTGTGCTTTAAGGGCCGCTTCGGCGATTTCCTCGGCGATCAAAGTGCCGGTGGTGCGTTCGAAGCGATCCGGCATTTTCAGGCCGTGCTTGATGACGTATTCGGCGATTTGCAGCGCACCGGGATAGCCGCCGGCATCAATGCACCAGAGCATGATGGTGGTGAGCACTTCGTCTTGGGCACCGTTGCCGGCGTCCAGCACGCCTTGCACATAGGGCTCGTACTCAGGGATCAGTAGCGCCTTTAGTTCGGCTTTGCCCTGGTTGGACTGCACCTGCTTAAGACGTGCGCGGTGCTGGGCCAGTTGGGCAAGTTGGTGCTCGTAGGCGGTTGCGCCCGCCATTGAAGTGGCCGGCGCGGTTGCGGCGGCCTCAATGGCTGCGCGTTTGCGCAGCTGGTTGCGTTGGGCAGGTGTCTGGTGCATGGCGCGCCTCTTAGGCCTCGGTCGGTGCTGGGTATTTGATGGCCGTGATGTTTTCCACCAGGGCGACCAGGCCGAAGTCTTCGATCACGTAGGCTTCGTTCGAGGACTGGTAGTCGGCGACACGATCCAACTCGGGTTCGTCTTTCAGGTGACGGCGTCGACCACCGTTCTGGTAGTAGATCGAAAGGTTGCTGAGGGTGGTGATCAGCACGGTGTTATCCGGGAAGAACGGGGCGTCGACCACTGGCAGGCCACCCAAGCGGGCGCGGCTGACGATCTCTTGAGCGGCGTTCTCTTCCTGGTTGGAATCAGCACCCTTTTCCACGGCTGCGAGCAGTTTGCTGTGCATCAGGTTGCGGGAAACCATAACGCGCAGATCCGGGCGGGTGCGGTGCCATGGGTCGAGCATCTGGATGGCGTCGAACACCAGGCCGTCGAGGTTGGCGTAATCGCCCTCGAATACGGTATCGACCCCCGCAACCTTGATGACTTTGCGGGGGCCGATGGTGGCCGCGTCGAGCACGCGGTCATCGGCGCTGAGGCGGATTTTTTGCAGCCAGCCAATGTTGACGTCTTGCAACAGAGGGTTGGCGGCACGGTTGGTGGTCGCGGCGGCACTGGTGCCATTGAAACCGATCATGATGCGGTCCAGTGCCTGGCGCAGGATGATCGCGTTGCTCAGCTTGACTTGGAAGTCGGGGAACTTGGCCCAGGCATCCAGCAGGGCGTAGGGGAACGCGCTGTCAAAGTTCGTCTGCTTGCAGATGTAGGAGTCTTTGCTCAGCGTGCTGCGGCCCAGCGGGCTGCGTGGGGTACCTGTGGAGGTATCCGTGCGGCTTGCAACCGGGCCGTTAACACCCAGCAACAGGGCTTCACCTGATTGTTCGTCTACGCCAATGATGTTGATTTGTTTCAGGAAACCATCGGACTCCTGCACTGCAACTTCCAGTTTTTGCTGGATGCTGGGGTCGACACTGAATTTTTCGTGGGCACTGGCTACGCCATTGAGCAGGGCGATCTGCACGGCCAGGGCGGCGAAGGCGAAGCGTGTTTCTTTACGCATGGGGGTGTTCTCCGGTGAATAGGCTTGTCGGTGTTGGCCGTGGGGTCAGTAAGCAGTCAATACGGTGCCGTCGCCGCCAGTGCTGAGCGGGCGCTGTTGCTGGCTGAGGTCAGCGGTTTGGCCGAGCTTGGTTTTGAGCGCTTTCAGCTCGGTATCCAGGCTGGTGAACTGCTGTTTAAGATCAGCCAGTGCCGTACTTGATACTTCGGCTTGCTCAGCCTGCTGGGTGGCGAGGGTTACCAGGCTTTCCAGCGCTTCACCGATGTCGGAGAAAGTGTTGGCGTCCTTGCCATCCTTGTCCTTGCTCAGTTTGATGAACTCACCGAGCCTGGCCTTGATCGCTGCAAAAGCGCTGGGCTGGTCGGTGACTTCATCGAATTCAAGTTTGGCTTCCAGTGCCTCGGTAAACATGGAGGTCGCGGAGTAGTGGCGATCCTTAAACGGGCTGGCTTCTGGTTTTTGAGCCGAGAAAGCAAGCACGTCGGTACCTAGGCTGGCTGGCGAGTCGGTGACTGCCAGGCCGACGATGTAGGCCTCGCCGCTGTCGGCGAATCGTTCGTCGATTTCGATCGAGGTGTAGATCTTCTGCTTGGCCTTGTTCATGGCCACCAGGTCGTCAGTCGGGTCGATCTGAGCGAACAAGGCCAATTTTTTTTGGCCGGCGATTTCCACTTCTTCCGTTTTCACAGCAGTGATGTCGCCATACGCCTTGAACGGGCTATCCGGCAGGATGCTGCGAAAGTGCTCCAGCCAAACGCGAGCACCGTAGGTGTTCTGGTTGAAGTTCTTGGCAGCTTGCTCCAACCAGGAACGTTCGATTTTGCGTTTGTCGGTGGTGGCACCTTCTACGGCGACGCGGAACCACTTGGAGCGGAATTTCTTGGTGGGTTGAGTGCTGGCGGCCATGCGGGCTGTCCTCGATGCGGTGGCGGCGTACTGCCGTTGCGTTGAGGGCATGTTCGTGAGCTGCGGCCTCGCGGGCAACGACTCGCACTTGTAGAACCTCGCTTTACAGGGAGCGGTGCGGGTGTACTACGCGCGCGGGAGGCAGCATCTGTGCCATGAATGCTCCCTCTGAAATTCCCATCCGTGATAACCGTCGCCAGGCCAAGTTTTTGTACTGGACGGGCTGGCGCATCACCGAAATTGCCGAGTACCTGGACGAAAAAGAGAAGACCGTCCACAGCTGGAAAGCCCGTGACGAATGGGACCGGGCGGATAACGTCGAGCGCATCGGCGGGGCGCTGGAAGCACGATTGGTGCAACTGATCCTGAAGGACGGCAAGACCAGCGGCGATTTCAAGGAAATTGATCTGCTGCACCGGCAGTTGGAGCGCCAGGCCCGCATTGAGCGGTTCCAGGGCGGCGGTACCGAGGCTGAGCTAAACCCGAAACTGAATGATCGCAACAGCGGGCCGAAGAAAAAGCCGAGCCGCAATGAGTTCAGTGAGGAGCATATTGAGCTGCTCACTCAGGCGTTTATTGATGGGTGCTTCGGCTATCAGCTGGATTGGTACAAGGCTGGCAATCAACGCACCCGGGCCATCCTTAAAAGCCGGCAGATCGGGGCGACTTGGTACTTTGCCCGTGAGGCGTTGATTGATGCCATCACGACTGGCCGCAATCAGATTTTCCTGTCAGCGTCGAAGAATCAGGCCCACATTTTCAAGTCGTACATTCAGTCCTTTGCCAGGGAAGTCGTCGGCGTCGAGCTGACCGGTGATCCCATCACGCTGGCGAACGGTGCCGAGCTGCACTTTCTGGGCACCAACGCACGAACTGCCCAGGGCTACCACGGCAACTTCTACTTCGACGAATTCTTCTGGACGTTCAAGTTTAAAGAGCTGAACAAGGTCGCCTCCGGCATGGCGATGCAGAAACAGTACCGCCGCACCTACTTCAGCACCCCGTCGAGCATGGCCCATGAGGCCTACACGTTCTGGACGGGGGAGCGTTTCAACAAGGGCAAGCCTGCCGCCAACCGTATTTCTCTGGATGTATCCCACGATGCCCTGCAACAGGGGCGGTTGTGCGAGGACAAGGTGTGGCGGCAGATCGTCACGATTCTAGACGCCGAGCAGCGCGGCTGTGACCGGTTTGACCTTGAGGAGCTGCGCCAAGAGTACGACGCCGAAGCTTTCCAGAACTTGCTGATGTGCCAGTTTGTAGATGACGGGGCGAGCATCTTCCCTCTGTCGATGTTGCAGTCGTGCATGGTGGACAGTTGGGTTGACTGGGCCGAGGACTACAAGCCAATGGCGCCGCGCCCGCTGGCCGACCGCCAGGTGTGGCTGGGCTATGACCCGGCCGAAACGGGCGATAGCTCTGGACTGGTGGTCGTGGCGCCGCCGATGGTGCCAGGCGGTAAGTTCCGGGTGCTTGAGCGGCATCAGTTCCGTGGCATGGACTTCGCGGCGCAGGCCGAAGCAATCCGCATGGTGACCCAGCGTTATTGGGTGACCTATATCGGCATCGACACAACAGGCATGGGCTCAGGCGTGGCGCAGCTGGTGCGGCAGTTCTTCCCAGGACTGACAACGTTCAGCTATTCGCCAGAGGTGAAATCGCGCCTGGTGATGAAGGCCTACGACGTGATCAACAAGGGCCGACTGGAGTTCGACGCCGGTTGGACGGACTTCGCGCAATCACTGATGGCCATCCGCAAAACCATCACAGCCAGCGGCCGGCAGTTCACCTATACCGCTGGGCGTAGCGAATCAACCGGCCACGCCGACCTGGCCTGGGCGCTTTTCCATGCACTACACCACGAACCGCTCGAAGGGCAGACGGCTGCCAATACCGGGCGGATGGAGCTTTTTTGATGAGTACAAACAATGAGGTGGCGGTTGCCACGGAGCAGGCCGTGAGTGAGCACAAGTCGGTGGCGTTCACGTTCGGCGAGCCGGAGTCGGTGTTGTCGGCCAGGGAGATATTTGACTCGTTGGAGTGCTGGTTTAACGGGCGCTGGTATGAGCCGCCGTTGTCGCTGGATGGGCTGGCACGCTCGGTTAAGGCCAGCGTTCACCTCGACTCGGGGCTGCGATTCAAGCGTAACCAACTGACCCGCACGTTCATCCCGCACAAGCTGCTGAACCGCGAGGCGTTCGACCAGTACGCGCAGGATTACCTGGCATTGGGCAATGGGTACGTGGAGGCGCGGCGGTCATTGCTGGGCACCACTGTAGCGCTCAAGCCGGCGTTGGCGAAGTACATGCGGGTAGGGAAGGACGAGCGCTATTTCCAGGTGCAGGGCTGGAAGAATGAGCATGAATTTGACCAGGGCAGCATCTTCCACTTGCGCGAACTGGATCTGCATCAGGAGATTTACGGGTTGCCGGAGTGGCTGTGTGCGCTGCAATCGGCGCTGTTGAATCAGTCGGCGACGCTGTTCCGTCGCAAGTATTACGAGAACGGCAGCCATGCCGGTTTCATCCTGTACATGACGGACGCGGCGCAAAACGAATCCGACATCGATGACTTGCGCACGGCGCTGAAAAACTCCAAAGGGCCTGGCAATTTTCGCAACCTGTTTGTGTACGCGCCTAACGGGAAGAAAGAAGGCATTCAGCTGATTCCGGTGAGCGAGGTGTCGGCTAAAGACGAATTCAACTCGATCAAGGATCAGACCCAAGGCGACGTGCTTGCCGCTTTGCGAGTTTATCCACAACTGATGGGCATCGTGCCGAAGAACGCGGGCGGCTTTGGTTCGCCACAGGAGGCAGCGGCCGTGTGGGCCACGCTGGAACTTGAACCAATCCAAACTCGCTTGGCCCTTTTGAATGATTGGGTCGGCGAGGAGGTGGTGCGCTTCAAGTCTTTTGAACTTGGGTCGGGGGATAAGTAGTACCCCCGCGCAGTAAACGAGGCGACGAGCTGGTGCGCTAACACCCGCTCGACGCTGAATCACTCGAACGTGCCGAGTGCTCCAACCAAGGCCTCGCCCCACTGCGCAGGGGGTGCGAAGCCTAAGCGAATCCAATTGTTGAAACAAGGATCACTTAATGAGCACACCAATTATCCCGTGGATGGGTGGCAAGCGCCGCCTGGCAGATCGTCTAATTCCACTGTTTCCACCCCATGAATGCTACGTCGAGGTCTTTGCCGGCGGCGCCGCGCTCTATTTCATGCGTCCCCAGGCTGCACCCGTTGAAGTCCTCAACGATATCAATGGCGACCTGGTGACGCTGTACCGGGTTGTGCAGAACCACCTGGAAGAGTTCGTGCGCCAGTTCAAATGGGCACTCAGCTCCCGGCAGGTGTTTGAATGGCAGAAGATGACCCGGCCGGAAACCCTTACCGATATCCAGCGGGCTGCACGGTTTTTCTACCTGCAGCACCATGCCTTCGCTGGCAAGGTCAGTGGTCAAACCTTCGGTACCGCCACCACAGGCCCAGCCATCAACCTGCTGCGGATCGAGGAGAACCTGTCTGCGGCCTGGCAACGGCTGTCGGGCACCTATGTCGAGAACCTGGGCTGGCTGGAATGCGCCGAACGCTACGACCGGCCGCACACCTTCCATTACATGGACCCGCCTTACTGGCAGACCGCTGGTTATGGGGTGGACTTTCCGTTTGAGAACTATGAGCGGATGGCCGACTTCATGCGGCGGTGCAAGGGCAAGGTCATGGTCAGTATCAACGACCACCCAGACATCCGACGGGTGTTTGAGGGGTTCCACTTTGAGACGGTGGACATTCGCTACAGCACGACGAATCAGCGGCAGGGGAAGGCTGAAGTCAGCGGGGAGCTGGTCATCATGAACTGGGAGCCGGCGGCACTGGGGGGATTGTTCTGA